CTTTTATGGTTATAGTAAGGATGGCCGTAGACTGCGCCACGCTCGTGGATCGTACTCGCAACATCAGCTAATAACTTCTCAGTTGTTGTGGTCATAATCGAACACCTCGTCTGATTTTTTCTTTATGTTGGACATTCTTCTGTGAGAATCCCAACCAGCTTGTCGGCCTTTCCAATAACCTGCCTGGAATGCTGATTCTTTTATCTGATAGCCAACCCACCATAGAGCTGATAATCCCATCACCAACCATAAATAGATATAACCAAATGATTTTAGATCGTCATAGATATTCATGCGTTCACCAACTTGCTGCGTAAGTGGCATGGGCTAGCGTAGTTAGTAAGCATTAGCCAATCGCCTGTGCCTTCATCGCTATGGATAGCGTAGTTCTTTCCTAATGAGCTGATAAAACCTTCTGCCATCTTTAGTGCAGCATAGTTATCAAACCAGTATGCATATTTCCAAGTAAACAATGGACTTGGATCAAATCGATCTGCCTGTTTTTGCCAGTCTTGATTTACCCATTCCATAGAATTAATCCATAGCTGCTCAAAATCAGCTGCTTTTAAGTCAATCTGTATTTTCACTGTAGCCCTACTTCCTATGCTCACTATTTGTGGCATGGCAGTAGTGTGCCATCTGTGTATGACTTTGTGGATTATTTAATGGGTTTTTTGTATAACGATTAGATAACGTTATCCGTAGTACTTGCCGAGTGCTGTAAATGAGCCATCCTTATTGATCGGCACCAACGTGGGTGTTAGTGTCTTTCCTACGGCTTCAAGTATAGCAAACCCCATCTGCCAATTTGCGGCAGAATAGCGCAAATAAGAGGCTTTCCTGCGATCCATAAGGTTTCCTACCTCAACCCCATATAAAGGTCTGTAATGGCTTCCTATGGCCTCTGAATAGGCACTCATGCCAAGCCTGTGGCTATGCCCCGCAATTACGGATTTGCCCCATTTTTTTGCTAAATTTAACGAGGTAATGCCCGCATGTTGGCTCATGTTTCCCTCATCGCCATGAGCTAATACCCAGCCTGGGTGAAACTCTGGTGGTGTTTTGTGATAAGTCATGCCCATCTCGGCAAAGCCCATAAACTTAGGGTATTGCAACTCTGGCAAAGAAATTAAGCCAGGTACTTTTAATAATGTGTTGTATAAACGATCTGAATGATTACTTCTGATAATGTGCATTTCACGGCTGTACTCACCTAAATCCCAGAGTATCTCCTTGCACAACTCACGATCCTGGTGAATGGTCTGCTCATAAGCCAAAGGTGTTTTTTCACTCCAACGGCTAATGGTCTGAAAATCAATTTCATCCCCGACCACCAATACAGAATCAAACTTCTCCCTACGTGCTAACTTGATAACATTTTTTACAGCTGCCTCGTGGTGATAAGGCACTTGTAAATCTGATATTACGAGATATCTAGTAGACTTAATCTTCTTCCTCATCTGGAGTAGGAATACGAGGGATAATGCCTTCATCGCCTACAACCCAATCAGGCATAGACTCTGGACTATCCATTAGATACAGCGCAACAGACTCACTAAAGCCAGCCTTGCGTGCAGCTTTATACATTTCGTGCTTGGCGATATAAAACACTTCTAGCTTAGATAAAGGCTCTGGAGTTTTGCGTACTCTGCGCCTGTTAATCTTCTTGCGCTTGCGTGTAGTTGCCATAATAAAATTATCGCTTACTGATTAAGACAAAGAGATCATCGACACGCTGTTCTAATCGTGTTAATTGATCTTTCATAGATGAGCCACCATTAGGGCGCAATTCATTAAGCCAGCCTTTAACTAGAAAACGTAATCCGATTAGCACGCCTGATAGCACGGCGATAACGCCACCGCCAAAAGAGGCCCATTCCACCAGACTCATTTCTTCGGAGTTGCATAACCAAATACACCTGCTAATACTGCCCATAGAATTGAGCGATAGTCAGCTGCAAAATTGGATGCTGCCCAAGCTGATAGAAATGCACCAGCAGTTAGAATGTATGGATTTTTCATGTTCATATCTTGCCCCCTAGTAGTGGTATATCAAACGGCCTGCCATCTTTATCGCCTGCCTTGGTAAAGCTAATGTGTATGTGTTTTACGTGTTTGTTGTAGCCCTTGTATGTACGCCATCTATAGCCCAGGATCTTGCTTGCTATCTTGCCGTTATGAATTACGTAAGATATGCGTTTATCGGTTTTTGCGCATTCTCTGATCTGGTCAGCCAAATATACTGAGAGCCCCTCGGATGAATCCAGGCAAGAATCCACATCAATGGCTCGGACACATCCCCCATCTGGGTTATGATCCGATTTTCTGGTACTGTGACGAGCATCACCCAGCCACCCATCACTGGCAGACTTACGATCTGGGAACCACAAATCAACTTGATCTCTTAACTGGACTCCAGCTGCGCATAACCAAGGTTTCATTAGCCAAGCAAAACTTGAAGTTCATCAGCTGTTAAACCAATGCGATTAAGAATTGCAGATTTAGCAGCAGATTTATCTAAAGCAACAGTAGTGCCATTATGAGCAGCTACTATTGGTTTGGTTTTTGCTTCATCTTTAGCTGGAATATCTAACCAAAAATCTCCATTGCCATCAATTAAAGGTGAAGTTTTATCATTAACAATAACACCAATACTTTTTAACTCAGCAACTAATTCTGTGCCATTTAATTGATCTGGTTTATTAAATTTTATCATTTTACGCCCCCAAATAAATTGCTTGGAAATAAGAAATGCCTGTGCTTTCACTATTGCCCTGTAAATTTAAAGCACCACCTGTATTTTGATACACATTTAAATCAAAATAATCGCTTTCTGCTGCATTTACTACGCAACTAATAATAATTGTTGGATAACCACTACCCGATCCAGTACCCATGCGGCTTGTTGTAATTTGTGTTCCATTTTTACGCAAATTTGCCATACGAAAACTAGAAGCAGTTGAATCGGCAAAACTTATACCTGCCGTTATTAAATAATAACCTGCTTTTCCTGAAGGGATTGTAATTCTATCGGTATTAGTTGAACCGTCATGGTAACTATTTGTGTCAAAACTTTCTGTATCCCAAGTGGCTAGTGTAAAAGTTCCGTCAGAAATACTTTGATTACCACTTTTTACTAATCTAACACCAGCAAAAGTTGATCCACTTGCGGGAGTTGCCCAAGATGGCACGCCACCAGCAACAGTTAAAACCTGACCAGTTGAGCCAATGCCAAGACGAGCGGGCGTTGAACCACTTGACGAATAAATAGTGTCGCCTGTTGTAGTCATTGGGTTAACCATGCCAGTCGTATCTAAGTTTGCCCATGCGCTACCTGTGTAATAAGTAGTTACGTTTGTGTCTTTGAGATAGGCAAAGTTTCCTTCTTGTGGTGATGTTACAGCTGCATCTCTGGCTGCGGCACTTGCAAACACCCACACACCTTGCATTAAATAACCATCAACATCGGCTGCGGTTAAAACCTCGCCTGTTGTAAAATCTTTAAAACCTAATCCTGCTGCCATTTTTACTCCTTAGTAACTTAGTACATTATAGTCTAAAGTGCCATAAATGCTGTTATTCAATATCAGCGAATCTATAACTGGCTCTAGAGTGGTGAACGTGGTTTTCCAACTGTTTGGCGTTATAGTCATTCTCACGCCAAAAATCTGTAAAGTCTTGGAGATTGTTGATCCGCCAGGCTGGGTCGTTAATACGCTTATAGGATCAAAAAAGTCCAAGTCTAAGGCTGCAATTATGCCTGCATTGTAATTAGGGGTATAAAGGTCAAGAACTACAGCATCGCATCGGATTGAGGTTTCAGCTCTACTAGCCACATAAGCCTGGGCATAATCTAAGGCTACGGCATCGGTCTGCATAAGTAGATCATTTAAAAAATAAGAATGTAAGAAGTATTTATCTATAGATGCTTGATTTATGGCTACCTGAGCAGTGCCGCCTACTCTAGTAATAGTTGCTTTGTTAAACACCAAAACATCGTTTAATATCCATGATGCATCAAAATAAGGTATGCCACTGCCATCATCGGCAAAGGCTGTTGGAGTGCCACCGATTGATCCAGCTGTTACGCCACGATCTTGGAATACAAAAGAACCATCAGCATTTACATAGAGTGCGCCGTATTCAGATTCGGATACGTTTAACATTGCTTGTAATGCTGTCCGATTTGTGCCTGGATCGGCTTGCATTGTGGTTAAACCTGCATCTATATCACGCATCGAAGCTGGCCAGTCAATTTCGTCTAAGATTTGATCAATTCTGGTGCCGCTTAGATTGCCAGCACTTGCACCAGTTACCGTGCTTATTTGAGCATTTTGAGCTAATCTAAATGCATCTACAGCTTGAATTGTCGTAATAGCAACATCTTCTGCCTCTGAAGGATAAGAAGTTACATAACTTGTAATAAAGCCTGAAAATACTGGATAGGTAACACCTGAGTAGGTAGCAGTAATTTGTACCTTACGCATTGGCGTTAATAGATTGTAATAAGGGCCAGAAGTGTTCTGTGGATTAAAGTCGCCATTTTGATCTACTAGGCGCAGGGTTAATGACCCCGTTTGGAATTGATCTGATAAAGCCGTGCGACCTCGGTTGGTCTCGATGCGGTTAATAAGATTTGATACATCAACAATTACAGCTGTGCTATCGGCCAAAACGTTTGTGCCAAGTATGCCAGTATCTAAGATCATCGCCTGGGCAAAACTTGGCCCAGTGCTAAAGTTAATTATCGCATTTACTACAGGTACAGTCATTATGGCAAACTACCCGCTGGAGATGTGCTATATCCATTACGTAATGCCCCTTGTACGCTATCTGCTATTAGTCTTTGGAATGCATCTCCAGTTACAGAGGTATCAACTGTAAGTCTTACATCTGCATAACTCATTGGAGTTCCTGATACACCAGGTGCATAAACTGGATTACCACTACCCATTGGCACTGTGTAATCAACATTACCTAATACACCTTGTGGGGTTGGGAATGCTGAACCTACGCCTGGAATGTTAAAGGCTGATGGCGGCACATAAGCACCTGCGGCAATTTTAGCGTTAATCTTGTTTATGAGAGAGTCATTCATTGCAGACATTTTGGCTATCTGAGCTGTTAATGCGTTTGTTGCACCACCAAAGGCGTTAGCAAGATCTTTGGCCTTTTGACCAGCATCCATTTCAGCGTTAATTTTCTTGGCCAGTGCCTCGTTGTTATCTAATATGGCGATCTTGGCTTGTAAGCGTAGTTTAGTTTCAGCATCGGTAGCCTCATTTAGTGCCTTGGTATAGCCAATACGCTCTAAATCAAACTTGTCTTTAAGTTTATCTACCTCTGTCTTTTCTTTAATTTTAGCATTTTCCATTTTACGCAAATCGGTTGCAGTCTTTAAAGCTTTAGACTCTAAGCGTAATTGCTGTAAATAAATACGGCTTGCAGATCGGCCTTCTTTGTTTGATGGTGCGGTTCTAGCTCTTTCGCCTGCACCCAATTCTTGGAAACCAGCAATATATGCACCTAATACTGGAATGTTTTTTATATCAAACAATGCGCCACCAACTTTGGTGCTACCTAGTTTTTCTAGCTTTGATGCTAATACACCTATGCCTACGATTACATCTGCTGTGGCCCTGCCAAAACCATCCATAAGATCGGTTGCAGTTTGGATGTTGTTATCTTTGCCAAGCAAACTTAAAGCATCTAATATGCCTTTACCAATTTCTTCTTTAGCGTTTTCGGCGGATACTTTTAATAAATCCATTTTGCCAGCATAAGTATCTAATCTAGCTGCTGATTGGCCTGAAAACTTGCTATTAAGTTCGGCCATAATCTTATTCATATCGCCAGACTTAAGTGTGGCTTTACTTAGCCCAGCACCTAATCTACTAAGAGCTGTAGTTTGACCTGCATAGCCTTTGGCTAATGCCTGGCTAACTTCTACCACGGACTTACCTGTAGCTGCGCTTATGTTTAATGCCGTGTTTAATGCATCCTGGCTTTGAGTAATTGATCCTGTAACAGTCAGTAAAGATTGGAATGCTGGGCGTAGTTGGTCGTCTAATACACCAGTGGCTTGCTGTAGGCTGGCAATATATTTCTCAACACCCGGTGCGCTGAATTGGTAGCCAACGTTCTTTAATTGCTGTTCTAATGCCTTTGCAGCCTTCTCATCGGCCATAAATGCTTGTACTGACTTCTTGCCAAAATTAACTACTGCTGTGGCACTAAAGACTCCAGCAAAGACTTTGCCAAAACTCTTAACTTGCTTTTCAAAGGCTGATACTTCCTTTTTGCCTTTTTTTAATCCTTTGTTATCAAAGGTGCTGAGTGCGGAGACTACTAAAGTTGGCACAATTACACGCCCTTAAATCCACGAGCTGATCGCTCTTTGTAAAAACCTAATACCTGATTTTTTTGCTCTAATGGTAATTTTTTGTAATACGCAAATATGGCATCATCTATAGCCTTCTTTAAGCCTGCATAGACATCGCCTTGTTCTTCTTTCCAAACCTTGTAAATAACTCGACCCTTATTCTTACGGCCTCTGCGACCCACTGAGCCAGCCATAGTTGCATCTACTACGCTTGGTAATGCTTGTATAAACTGTATGCCTGCATCTGGGTTTAGTGATGCACCTTGTGAGCCGCCTGTCTTACGACCTGCGGTTTCATAGATAGCACCAGCAGCTGATTCATTAGATACATAATTGTAAACAGAGTAGCCGCTTCTGTTTTTCTTGTTAGGGCCAAGCTTGTATTTAATGCCTTGTCTAGCTGTATTTTGATCGTATGCAGGGAATGGTCTGCGCTGACCTTCTTGTGGTTGCGCTTGCTTGAGCCAGCCACTCAATACTTTGTCGTTGTCTGGAAACTCTTGTTTAGATCGATTAGCTACTTTAATCATGGGTGTTTTTAACGAGGCTTTTACGTTCTTAAACATATCCTCGTCTATTTCATCGATTGCTTTAAGGAACTCTCTAACGCCGTTTACCACGACTGGCATTTTTGATCTCCTTAGCTCTGTCGGTTAAGACTTGTACGATGGCTGCGTACATTTCTGTGTCCATATTTATAAACTCGCTAGGCGCAATTCCAGTCTCTACACTTAAAGCCGCAATGCTGTATAAAGTTGAGTTGCGCTGTACTATTTTTTTTCTTCGTCTAATACCTCTACAGTATCCAAAGTATCAATAAACTCTGAACCCCATACAGGTATCTGAACGCCAGCCCTGCGTAAGCATTCATAAGCAAGCCAGAAGATTTCTGTTTGCCTTTCGTGCTCACGCAAGACTTTGCTAATACCTGATCCGTACTTTAACTCGAAAGCGTACTCAACACCTGGTGTGATCTTGTGCTCTGATACTTCACCATTAGCCCTTGTTATCTTTAGCTTTGCCATTATTACTCCTTTATTAGAACGCTACAGATGGAGATACTGTTAACGCTGAGTTAAGTGTAAAGGTTACTGAGGAAGTTGCAACCTCTGCAACGCCAGCAGTACCGATTGGAGTTAGATTGTTTACCAAGATTGAGAATTGGTAGGTAGGGTTAGCAGCTGAAACTGTTGTGCCCTTAACGGTAATAACAGACACGGCAAGGGTCTTGCCAAATGCCTCATTAAGGGTTTGCATTACCTGGCTAGTTGCCCAGTCGTTGATAAAGTCGATTGTAAAGGTTCCTGATTGTAGGCCTGCTACGTACTTATGAGAAGAATCTCCCATAGCGGTTACTTCTAACTCATCTACGATCTGGTTGATTACTGCGCTAGTTACTAGCGAGCTAATATCGATTGATGGTGTTGTAGGCGCAGCATTGGTAGCCAACTTAACACCTACGTTATTATTTAAATAGATTGCCATTTAGTTATTCCTCGTCTTTCTTGGTTTGTGCAGTTGGTTTTGGTGCGTCCTTAATTTGGCCTGTCTTCTTCAAGAAGGCTAAGTCTTCTTCGTGTGTGCTCATTTTAACTCCAGCTCGTTAGGATTGATACGGTTATTTCTGATGTTAATAAATCTCCACTAGCTGCGTTAGTTATAGCTGGAGCGGAGACACTTGATATGTTTAGCACCAAAGATGATGCTGCTAACTTATTTACTACTGCGACTATAAAAGTTTCCATACCTGCTAGGTTGCCTTGGTTATCAAATGCCGGGCTTGTAATTAGAATCTTAAAATTGGCTAAAGGTGATACGCCTACCTGCTCGTTATTGCTTGGCACTATGTAAGGATCTGATGGCACAACTACTACGCTATTTGCAAGCAATGTTGCAGGTGGGTAAGCAAAGGTAGACCATACGCCTGCATTGGCTAAGTCTGTTGCTAGAGTGCCACGGAGTGTGGTTATTGCTGCTGGCATTAGCCCACCAGTGATGCTGGACTTGAATACGGCTGGATGAGACCTCGTACACGATTTACGAGTTGGTACCCCATCCTGTAAGGACTCGCAGAGATCCCATCCATACCGACCCCACCAGTCTGGCTTACTTGTCTAGCTTGCCAGATATCTACAGCTACGATCATCGCAGCCTCTCTGATTGCTGGGGTTGTCGCATAAGATTGGGTCTTGTGATCAGGTCCAGTAGCCACGCCATAAGGTAATACTTTGTGGAAAACTTGGTTTGCAGCTGTTTTGTTAAACTGCACGAATGAATAGCCATTAGGGTAATTAACTTGGCCGTAGTTATACATAAATACTGGAATAAGGCTAGTAGTACCAGATGTTGGCGGGATTGTGCCTGTGATTGTGTGCGTGCCGTTAAATGTAGCACCGCAACCACTAACTACTATTGATTGAGTCGCAGCAAATGCGTTTGGATTGGCGAGCATAAGAGTTGCCACGTTATCCTGTAATGCTGTGCCTACTACTGGGGCAGTGTTAAACCATAGGTATTGGTTAATTAAATCTTCGCTAGTTTGGCAAACTTCTTCTACTACTGCATCGGTATACAAAGTGCCAATACCAAGGTTTGAGCGTAACTCAGCTGTGGTTACATATGTGGCTGCCATGTATTCCTTTCTTAAAAGCTCCCCTGGGGCTAGGGCTACTAAACCCCAGAGGATTACTTATTGGTTAACGGTTATTATTAGCTCTTCTTGTACTTCATAATACCGTTAGGCATTTTGGCAAGTGTTGCCATGTAACCGTAAATTGCTACCTGTACTTGTAGGTTTGATACTACGTTAACGCTCATAAAGTTTTGTGCTGAGCGATATACAGTGAATGCTTCTGGTGCAAGAATTACAGCAGAATCATCATCAAATGTTGTAGCTGTGAAGTTCTTGTCTACATATAGATCAAGACCAAGCACGTTACCACGGATTGATGTTGGGTTAACTTGTCCAGCTGCGTTCATTGGTTGTAATGCATTGAATACTGGTCGCTTTGTTGTATCTTGTGCACCAATTAGCGCACCCCATTGTGCTGGGTTAGCGATGTAGTTCTGTGCAAAGTAGCCAGTGTTTGCGTAGATAGTGCGTGCTGCTTCTGTTGAGAATGCAACAATTCCATCTAGGTCTGCTGATGTGTTTGTTGAGTTAGCAGATGCTTGGATCAAAGCTGCAAGTACAGTCTGATCTAAACGCTTTAGGTAAGCGTACTCAAGTTGCTTTGTTAGTTCTGCATAGAAGTTAGGATCTGAACGCTCTAGCAATTCAACTGATAGTGTGTTCATACCAGCATACTTAGATACAGTTGCTGTTAGGTATTGAGTTTCCATACCTGTGTTTTGCACTGCGCCAGCTTCTGCCT